CCGTTTTTCGCCCCGCCTTGATTTATCATACGGACAATTTCTCTTGCCGCCGCTTCAATATCTGTCACACCTTCTTTAACTCCAACTTCACCAAAGTCAATTGTTTGACGGCGAATATAATCCATGTTTTTCCATTGAGGTAAATGTTTTAGCCTCTTTCCTTCTGTATGGTTAATTAGATTTAATTCTTCATTACGAATACCCTTCAAACACAAAAATGCTGAAATTACTCTTGTACCATCGGGTGTATCAAAGAATGTGCTACTATCTTTAAATGTAAAAGTACTAAACCCTTGCGCCCTTCTATGCGCTTTAAGTACTCTTACCATAGGGAATATACTTGTATCTCCTTTGTTTACTCTTAATTGATTATGTTTCTTATTAGCATAAAATGATGATTGAGTAGCAGGTTCAACACGAGGTAAAACACTATCAGCAATATGAAAATTAGTACCTACAGATTCATGATAAAGACCACTGTGTACTACATGTCCATGTCCTTTACCGGCATAGTGTTCATTTTCTATGTTAGTGATAGAAGAACCACCAAAACCTTTCAATGGGTTCTCCATGATGAAGTCGGCTACAGGATTACCTGTAATATTGACAGGGTATAAGTCATTAGAAGTTTGATTAGCAATATTATGTGCATAAGCACTTTCAATAAATTTAGATTGTTGAGTACTTCTTAGGTATCTGTTTTCCGATGGGAAGCCGTTTGCTACATCTATTTGAGTTGTAAGATAATGAGGCGCACCACCATTTATTTGTGATAATACATTATCTAATTGATAATATCCATCTTTTGTAGCAAGGTTTCTTGTGTGTCCAATTACAGGTGTAGCAGGGCTAGTTTGCACTTGCATGTGTATATCATGGAATGAAATAAATTCTCTATCATGTGCTACATCATATAGTAAAACACGAGCATGTCCATCGGAAGCAAGATATGGGTCAATGTAAGCAACTGTAGGAGCAATAGGTGAACCTTGTACAGTATTACCTGTTAATCCCATCGCTTCATAATTTAACTCTACAGTTTTGTTTACATGTTGAGCAAAGTTAATTGCCGTTTCTAAACATGTATCACCGATTAAGAAGTTTTCAAGTGGTATAGAATCACGAGGTCTATTTGCTAATTGACCTTCTCCACCGTTGAATGCTTTGTATACCTGTGCTTCATTAAAGACACCACGGCTTTTAGCGAATAATCCCTCTACTGCATGGGCGTTATTCATAGTCATATTACACCAAATGGTATCTCCGTTTCTTAGTCCACCTGCGGCATAAGGATTACACCAAGACTTGTTGAGTATTGCATCTCCGTCGTTAGCAACTATTGAGTTTATACCAACTCTTACTTTGTCATCATTCGCTATCGCTACTGCATTAGCGGCGGTTAATTCTATAGTACTGTTAGTAGCGTGGCCTGTATGAAATCTTGAATGTACATAAGCAACTGTACCTACATAAGCGATAGTGCTTCCGCTTTCTTTGTAAATCATATCACCGGGTCTTAAATTAAGTCCTATAGTATTAGCAATAGGAGAACGGGTAGTACCAACACCACCACTACCGTCATCACAATCTATTGTTAATGTTGTAGTAGAAGTAGCAGATGAAGCCCCTACAAAAGACCATATTTCATTAGTAGTAGTGGGTCTAAATGTACTTACGATTAATTCATTTGATGTAATTTGTGCTATGTTAGATAGAGCAAGATGGCTTCTACCAACTTTTTCTAATCTAAACTCCACACCTGCTAAACTTGGTACTGTGACACCTGTACCAAACTGCACTAAAATTGTATTATTATTAGTCGTATTCAAAGAAAATTGACTGTTAAATTGAGTACCTAAATACAACACTTCTACAGGTGTTGATGATAAAACTTTACCAATTACTAGCAAATCACCTGTGCCTACAATGGGATTACCGCTACCATCTAAAGTGTAATTTGTATCAATAAAATGTTCTACATTATCTAATTCTAAAGCATAAATCTGCCCTGTCATTTGTTTACCCTGTATGATAGTTGCTTTGGCTCTTTTATTTTTGGTACGGGGTGCATGTGGATTAGAAAGTGGACCGGCTTTGAACTCTACTGCACTTACATATTGGCGTAGTCCGTAGTCAAGATTACCACCTTGAGTTTGTACATTTCCGGTGTCGTGGTAATAGGCTGAACGGTTTTCATAATCCGAAGATTGAGTAGTAATATCGGAATTAATTGACTTAAGTGAAGGATTAGATACGCCTACTGAAACCTTACAACCTACTGTTAGTTTTTCAAATAGTTCTTTTGTATTGAATCCATGATAACCACCATTACCTATAGTAGAGGGTTTGTTGTAAATTTTAACATAACCATCAGTAATAGGGTCATTAGTATAGTAAGCCCATTCATTTTCAATAAATAATCTGTGATTAGAAACTACATTCCTAAAATTATTCATATCTAATGGTCCTAAAGTTTTAGGAAATACATTAACATCTTCTACATACAATCGTAAGAAATTACCATCTTCTGTAATTTGAGTAATATATGTACTTGTAAAATACTTTTTATCTTGAACATTATCGCTATATGCTGAATTTGCTTCTCTATCATTAGGTGGTATATCGTCTACTCTCCTACCTACAGGTGAAGGATTCCATGTATGTGCAGTATAAGTAGCATCTAGGTGCAACTTCATACTGTTATCCGGTCCGGGGAATATACCATCTGCTTGTGAATCAAAGAATTGTTGTGGGAATACAGGTATCTCTACCATCGCACGAGTACTTGCATATTGAGTACCTAATTGATAATCATGCACTACATCTTCTACAGTTTGAAATAATCTATCGTTTACTGTGCTTCCATCTTCACATAGGTTTTCATAACCAAAGTCTAAATCGTTAAAAATAGTTTCATTAACACTATGTGTACCTTTAGTTTGATTAGAAATTAAATCTACACCTAAACACCAATCGTTAAATGATGAAAATAAATCTCCGCTACTTGAAACATATTTTCTTTGTGCAATAGCATTTGCATCATCAAAGAAAAACCCTGCTCCAACTTTACCGCTATATTCAGCGTTAGCCCCATCGGACAAAAATATTCTACCTTTCTTAGCGAATGCGTATGTACCCCAAGATTTTATGTCCTCCGAGTTATTATTTAACGGTTGTACAGACATTGTTTTAGCAGTATCAAGAGTACATACCGATACCGCTTTTACGGCACAATTTCTTCTTGTAGAACCCGGTAAACGCATTAGTGGGCTTGGGTCGTATGTAGGTTTAGTGTTGATAGCACCTTGACCCGGACCACCTAATGTGACAGAAACTACGGGTGCGTTAGGTTCTATTTCTTTTACAATATGAGAATCGGGAGAACCACTACCTACCAAAGATACATTTTCATTTATCGCTTCTTCTGCTATTCCTGTAGCAGTAATTTGTGTAATTACAGAATTACTTTCAGTGTCATCTATTTGCTTTACAGACCTTATTCTTGTTCTACTCATTAAGAAATACAATGACATGATGTTAGGCGTTTTACCTTTTATAACACCATCACGCATTTTTTGAAGTTGGTTTGTTCTACTTTTGTTTGATGGTTGAATGTATATTCTTGCTGATGTTTGTTTTGACCCGATGTAAATGTTGTCTATAATATCAAACATTTCAAATATAGGGCTACCTTGATTCACCCCTCCTTTATCAAATACACCTGCACCACTGTTAGAAGTTTCAACTGCTTTCTTAAACTGTTTATTTCCTAAATCACTTAACGAAGAAATAGAATCTACGGAAGTAGGCTCAATACATAATTTGTGATATACAGATGGGTGGGTGCTTTTGTTATGCGAAGAAGCGACTACTTGTGGTGGAGTAGCAGGTTGGGCGTTTGCATCAGCCGGTGGTGTATAACCTGCGCTAAAGTCTTCTTTTCTAGGAGTTGTATTGAAACTTAACTCAAGGTCATATTCTGCCCCACCTGTATTATCACCAATTAAACTATTAGTCTTAGAAAAATATTCATTATTGTTTACTACTGCACTAGATAGTTCAATAAAACCACCCGGTGAAAATATTGTACTATCTTTATTTGCATCTGCTAAATCTGCTTTAATTACATCTAATACTTTAACAGTTGAAGATAATGCAAGACTACCTTTAGGAACTGTTTTTTCAACCATTAACATAGGAGTAGGATTTGTAGATTGTGCTTGCATAGAATCTCCGGTTAAGTCTATAGCGTTGTAATGCACTTCTACATAAGGAGCGAGATTATATGTAGTTCTCAAAGTAGGTACATGTAAAAGTGCTACTCTACTTTCAGTTTCCGGTTTTAGATGATAATATCTTTCATCTTTAGATAATGTAGTTCTGTTATATTTTTCCGGTATTGGACCTTTTAACATAAATGGTCTATGGTCTTCTACATCTATTGCTATAATTTCTTCTTTATTTGCTACTAATCCGTTTGTAATAACTAAAGAAGCAGTGCTACTATTTACTATAGCAGACACAGGTGTTTGAGCATTTTCCTCATAAAAATCAGCAAGTTGATTTTTTACAAATAGTCGGTCTACACCTTTAGCAGTATTGCTATAATCCATTTCAACTATATCTGCTGAACCTGTAATCTTTTGGTCTATTTTAAGAGATGTAGGTTTTGGGAATCTTCTCATATATTCATGCCCTTCAATATGAGAAAACTTGTGTCTACCGCTATGACCGATTTGATATTTTTCATTAATATCTGTAGGCCAAACTACTGCGAATGGGT